AAGAAGGCGATCCGGTCACGCTGGCCGAGGCGCGGACCACCACCTTCGCTCATCGGCGTAAGGTCTTCATGGTCTCGACGCCCACGATCCGAGGGCTGTCGCGCATCGAGCGCGAATTCGAGGCCAGCGACCAGCGGCGGTATTTCGTGCCCTGCCCGCATTGCGGCCATATGCAATGGCTGCAGTTTGAACGGTTGCGCTGGGACAAGGGGAAGCCGGAAACCGCGGCCTACGCCTGCGAGGGTTGTGACCGGCAAATTGCCGAGCACCACAAGACGGACATGTTGGCGCGTGGGGAATGGCGAGCGACGGCAACCAGTGCTGATCCCAACGCGATCGGCTTCCATCTCTCGGCACTCTACTCGCCGATTGGCTGGAAAAGCTGGGAGCAGATCGCGCGGGACTGGCTGGCCGCGCAAGGTTCTGACGAGATGCTGCGCGCGGCACGCAACACGCTCCTCGGCGAGACCTGGGTTGAAAGCGGAGACGCACCCGAATGGCAGCGTCTGGCGGATCGGCGTGAGGCCTTCGCTGCGCAGATCCCGATGGATGGTCTGTTCCTGACCGCCGGAGCGGACGTTCAGAAGGATCGCATCGAGGTCGATGTCTGGGCTTGGGGTCGTGGACTAGAAAGCTGGCTGGTCGATCACATCGTCATTCCGGGCGGACCAAGTGACCCTGCCTGCTGGCAGGCGCTGACTTCGCTACTCGGACAGACCTGGGTGCATGAAAACGGCGCCGTGATGCCACTGGCCAAGCTGGCGATCGACACCGGATATGAGACCTCTGCCGTCTACGCCTGGGCGCGGGCGCAGGGCATTGCGCAGGTGGCGCCTGTGAAAGGGCTCGAGGGCTTCAACCGGGCGACGCCCGTGTCGGGGCCAACTTTCGTTGATGCGACGGTTAATGGTCGAAAGCTCAAGCGCGGGGCACGGCTCTGGACGGTGGCCACAGCCACCTTCAAGGCCGAGACCTATCGCTATCTTCGGATTGAGCGGCCATCGGATGAGGATCGCGCGCTGGGGGCTCCCAACCCGGCGGGCACCATCCACCTGCCCGACTGGACGGACAGCGAATGGCTCAAGCAGTTGGTGGCCGAACAACTGGTCACCATCCGCGATAGGCGGGGCTACAGCCGCCAGGAATGGCAGAAGATGCGCGAGCGGAATGAGGCGTTGGATACGCGAGTCTATGCCCGGGCCGCGGCTTGGATCCTTGGGGCCGACCGCTTTGATGAGCGGATGTGGCGGCAGTTGGAGAAGCAGGCGGGCGTGGAGACGGCTGTCACCTCGCAAACAAACGAGCCCGAGAAACCGTCCGAACCAAAAGCCGGGCGGATCAGCGCCCCACGGCGGCGCGGCTGGCAGATCAGCACGCCAAAATACATGGAATGACGAATGACCCTCGACGATCTGAAACTCCGCCTCAGCGCGCTCATGGCCGCGCGCTACAGCGGCACACGGTCTGTGAGCTATGACGGCAAAACCGTAAATTACGGCACTGACGCCGAACTCGCAGCCGCAATCAGCGATATCGAACGGCGGATTGCCAAGGTCGAGCGCGGCGCCGGCCGTGTTCTGCGCCCCTTTGCCGTGAAGGACCTGTGATGAACTGGCGGCAACGCCTTGGCGCCTTCATCGGCGGGTTTGATGCGGGACAGCATCATCGGCGGCTACGCGGGTTCCAGGCGACGCGCGCGCATGTGAATGCGCTGATCGCAGCATCAGGCCCGGATATCACCGCACGTGCCCGCTGGCTCGTGCGCAACAACGGATATGCCATGAATGCCGTCGAAAGTTGGGCCGCCAATACCGTGGGCGACGGAATCAAGCCGATCTCGAAACTCACAGATGCCGCGCGAAAAGAAGAGTTGCAGCGGCTGTGGCTTGCTTGGACCGATGAGGCTGACGCCGAGGGGCTTACGGACTTCTACGGGCTGCAGCGCAGGGCGGCGCGCGAGGTGTTTCTGGCGGGTGAGGTCTTTGTCCGGATCCGGCCACGGCGGGTGGAGGACGGACTGACGGTGCCACTTCAACTGCAGATGCTGCCCTCGGAGATGCTGCCGCTGCATGAGACAGGCGTGGCTCAGAATGGAAACGCGATACGCCAGGGGATCGAGTTCGATCGGATCGGGCGACGCGTCGCCTATCACTTCTTCCGCCGCCACCCGGGCGACAGCACTGATCCGGGCCTCTCGGGTGAAATTGCCCGCGTGCCTGCCTCAGAGGTAATCCACGTGATCGACCCAGTCGAAGGTGGCCAGCTGCGCGGCGTGTCAAAACTGGCCCCAGCGATCGTAAAGCTCTTTTTGCTCGATCAGTATGATGATGCCGAACTCGACCGGAAGAAGGTCGCGGCGATGTATGCAATGTTCGTGACATCGCCCGCCACGGAGAACCCGCTCGCCCCCTTGGACGACGAGGAAATGCCCGTAGGCGTGGAGATCAGCCCGGGCCAGATCGTGCGGCTGGACCCTGGCGAGGATGTGACGGTCGGTCAACCCGCCGATAGCGGGGCAACCTATGAGCCGTTTCAGTACCGGACGCTGCTACAAATCTCGGCAGCGCTGGGCATCCCCTATCCCTATCTCGCCAATGACATGGTGAAGGGAAACTTCTCGAACTCGCGCCTTGCGCTGATCGAGTTCCGCCGCCGCGTATCAGCCTGGCAGCATTCGGTGATGGTGTATCAGCTCTGCCGTCCGGTCTACGCGCGCTGGCTGGATCTCGCGGTGCTGTCTGGCACGCTACCCCTGTCCGGTTACGAGGCCGAACGTTCGCGCATGCTGGCCGCGGATTGGCTCCCCACGAAATGGGACTGGGTCGATCCGCTGAAAGACGCCAATGCCGAGATCGCCCAGATCGAGGCCGGGCTGAAATCTCGCACTCAGGCCATCGCCGAGCGCGGCTACGACGCCGAGCAGGTTGATCGGGAGATTGCCGCGGAGAGGGAACGCGAGCGTGCGCTGGGCCTTGATTTCCGCCGGCCGGGCTCGCCCGCGCAGGGCGTCCAGGCCGTACCGACCAGGGGAGAACAACCAGACACCGACGATGAAGCTGATGATGCGGAAGATCTCCCCCGCGCTGCTGAGGACCAACCCTGATGCTCCATGCACGGATTGCCGCGCGCGCGTTCAATACGCCGCTGCTGGTCGAACCCTCCAAGGCCATGGCGTTCCTGTCAGGGCTTGGGCCGCGCATCCTCGGACGGCGCGTCGATGTGGCGGATAGTGACGAGGCACCAGCTGGTACCTCCGCACTGCCAACCCGCGCGAGTATTCTCGCCGGAAGGCTGGCGGAACGCATCCAGCACAATGGAGACGCGCCCTACCCGATCGTCGATGGGATCGCCGTGATCGAGATTTCCGGTGTGCTGATCAATCGCGGATCCTGGATCGGACAATCCTCGGGCCAGACCAGTTATGAGGGGATCGCGGCGCAGATCGAGGCAGCGGCCAAGGATCCCAGCGTGCGCGGCCTTGCATTGGAAATCGACAGCTTTGGCGGTGAAGTGGCGGGTGTCTTTGACCTGGCAGATCAGATCCGCGCCGTCCGGGCTACCAAACCTGTCTGGGCTTTCGTGGCCGAGCACGCGTTCTCGGCAGGCTATGCTCTGGCTTCCCAAGCCGATCGCATCCTTCTGCCGCGCACCGGTACCGTGGGCAGCATCGGGGTTGTGGTCATGCATGCCGATCTGAGCGGCCAGCTGGATCAGGACGGCGTGCGGGTCACGCTGATCCATTCCGGCCAGCACAAGGTCGACGGCAACCCCTACGAGCCGCTGCCCGAAGCGGTCCGGGATGATATCCAGCGCGAGATCGATGTGCTGCGGTTTCTCTTCGCCGAGACTGTCGCCGCGGGCCGCGCTGGGCGGCTTAGCCAGGAAGCTGCGCTGGCGACCGAGGCTGCGACCTTCCGCGGGACCGATGCCGTCGCCGCAGGCCTTGCCGATGAAGTCACAGATCTGGCGCGCGGTTTTGCCGGCTTTGGCAAGATGCTGTCCAGCCCTCCACCACTCTCATCCATGCGCGCGCGACGCGCATCCCTTCCTCA